TGCTGATGACAATACAGGATGGGCACAAATACAATTTAAAGGTGCTTCAGCTGATACAGTAGCAATCAATATGGCTGGTACTGGACACTATGATGGCACTGCTGGTAAGATTACGAATAACGCTACTAACACTACAGCAACTTCAGGAGACCTAGAGTTAAGTGCTTTCGGAACTTCTGGATATGTATTGATTGAATTAAGAAAAGACGAAGCATTTACTAATTAATCTTTATGACAATAAAGAATACATCAGTTGTTGATACCACTTCCAAGTACATTGTACAATCGAAGGGTATCAATAACGAAGTAGATCAAGTTTTGGTAGACGCTGAAAAACTAACTGAAGGAACAAACGAATCTAAAGTTAGTTTAATTGAGTGTTTATTTCAAATAAAAGGCACAGGCACACTAACGATTAGTGCAACTAGTGAAGATGATGACTTGACTTTTACTGGTAATGGTAAGTATGGATTACGACCGAACCAGTTAAAATTTGGTAATGATAAACAATTATTATTGTCAACGGACTCAAATGTAGAGAGTTATTTGATGATAACAGAATTTAGGAGAAACTAAAAATGGCAGATGTAGTTACAACGCAAACAATAGCAGACACAATTGGTGTTAAAACTGTTGTGAAAATGACAAATATATCTGATGGATCAGGCGAAACGCTTGTAACAAAAATAGACGCTAGTGCTTTAAACTTTGTGACTGAAAATGATGATAGAGTTATTGCAAAAATTTACTGGGCAGTTAATACAACAAATGGTAAATCAGGTGTAGAGTTATTGTGGGCAGGTAGTGGAACAAGTTCTGCTAATGCAACAATAGGATTTTTCTCTGGCTCAGGTTATTGGGATTTATTTACAGCAGGTAATTCTATTCCTAACAACGCAACATTAACAGACAATACGAGTCCTGCTGGAGATATATTACTATCAACAAAAGGGTTTGTTGCAGGTGATAACTATACTATAATACTAGAATTGAGATAATGTCGAAAAAGAAAAAAGATTATACCAGAGCAATTCTAGAAAGAATTGTAGGAACAAAATCTAAAACTTATCTTGCAGATGAATTTAAAAATGCATTTGCTGAGAAGTTAGGGATCAAAAAAGAAGAACTTAAAAAAGGAATTGTAGATAAAATCTATAATAAAGAAAAGGTGGAGAAATGAAACTAATTACAGAAACAATTGAAGATATTGAAGTATTGACTGAAGCAACTGCCAATGGCGGTAAGTCATACAAAATAAAAGGTGTCTTTATGCAGGCGGATATTAAGAACCGTAATGGTCGAGTTTATCCAGTCGAAACACTTGCAAAAGAAGTTAGAAGATATACAAACGAATTTATCAATAAGAAACGAGCATTTGGTGAACTAGGACATCCAGACGGACCAACAGTAAATCTAGAGCGTGTTTCACATATGATAACTAGTCTTAAATCTGAAGGTAAAAACTTCATTGGTGAGGCTAAAATAATGGATACTCCTTATGGCAAAATCGTCAAAAACTTAATTGACGAGGGCGCTCAACTAGGTGTATCTTCAAGAGGTATGGGTTCAATACAACAATCTCAAGGAAGAAATGTTGTTGGCAAAGACTTTTATCTTGCAACTGCAGCCGATATTGTCGCAGATCCAAGTGCGCCTGATGCTTTCGTAGAAGGTATCATGGAGAACAAAGAATGGGTATGGGACAATGGAATACTGAAAAGTATGGAGGTTGAACAATACAAGGAAGAGATTGAAAGAACTAAACGCAAAGAACTTGCCGAAGTAAAAGCAAATATCTTCAAAAGCTTTATATCGAAACTATAAAAACCTACGCAGCTTTTTAATAAAGAGTATAGGTTAAGATGGTTATTTGTATAAATAATAGTAACTGAAAATTAATTAATTTTTAATATCAAGGAGAGACCGAATGTCTGAAACCGAAGTAAAAAAAGAGTTAGACGAAGTGAATGCTGCGAATAAAGACGCTGCACCAGCTGAACCTAACCACCTTAAAAATGACGCAGAAGATTTGGGTAAGGCAGTAGTAAAACCTACTGATGCCGATGGCCAAACAGCTGCGAAGAAGGTAAAAAAAGTCTCGGATCAGGTTAATAAAAGTGCTAACGATGGTTCATTACCAAATGATAATAAACCAAAGATGGCTGAAGAAGAAGTAGAAGCACAAGGCGAAGAAATTGCTGAGACAACTACTGACGCTTTAGAGATTGACCTATCTGCTGATGTCAAAGCATTAGTTTCAAGCGATGCAGACTTATCCGAAGAATTTAAGGAAAAGGCTGCAACAGTTTTTGAAGCTGCTGTTAAGACTAGAATAAAAGAACAGGTAAAAGTACTAGAGGCTCAGTATGATGATAAACTTTCAGCCGATAAAGAAACAGTAAAAGAAGCTATGGTCGAAAAAGTCGATTCATATCTAAACTATGTTGTTGAAGAATGGATGAAAGAAAACGAGTTAGCAGTAGAAAGAGGTATTCGTACCGAAATCGCTGAGGACTTCATTACTGGACTTAAATCTTTGTTTAAAGAACATTATATTGATGTTCCAGAAGAAAAGTACAATGTACTTGATGACTTAACATCTCAAACAAAAGATTTAGAAGCTAAACTTAACGAACAGATTGAAAAGAATGTAAATCTAACTAAAGAAGTTTCTGAATTTAATAAGACACAAGCAATCTTAGATGTAACTGCTGATTTAGCAGAGACAGAAAAAGAGAAGTTTGTTTCTATGGCTGAAAATGTTGAGTACGATAGTGCTGAAAAATTTAGAGAGAAGTTAGATACAATTAAAGAATCATACTTCCCTAAAACACAATCAGAAGTAACAGAAGAAAATTCTGTTGATTCTGTGGCGGCAAACGAACCTGCTGATTTTTCTGCTGGTAAGTCGAATGCTATGGCTGCATATACGGCCGCAATATCAAAAAACCTTAAGGCTATAAAATAGTATTAATGTTTTTACTAAATGTAAATAATAACAAGGAGAGATAAAAATGTATCTTACTGAAAACTTACAAGAAAAGTGGCAGCCAGTCCTAGAACATCCAGATTTACCAAAAATCGAAGATAGTTATAAGAGAGCTGTTACAACTGTTATTCTTGAAAATCAAGAAAAAGCAACAAGAGAAGATCGAAGCTTTATGGCTGAGGCTGCTCCTGTAAACTCAACTGGTTCATCTGTGGATAACTTTGATCCGGTATTAATATCACTAGTTAGAAGAGCAATGCCAAACCTTATCGCTTACGATATTTGTGGCGTTCAACCAATGACTGGTCCAACAGGTCTTATCTTCGCAATGAAGTCAAGATTCTCAACACAAGGTGGTACTGAAGCATTATTTAACGAAGCAGATTCCGACTTTTCTGCTAGAGATGCTGCTGGCGACACAGGTTCACCTGATGTTCAAGCTGGTTCTAACCCTGCTACACTAAACGACAGTCCTTCTGCCGGTACTTATACTACTGGTTCTGGTATGTCAACTGCTCAGTCAGAAACACTAGGTGATGGTACTGATGAGTTTGCTGAAATGGCATTCTCAATCGACAAAGTAACTGTTACTGCAAAATCTAGAGCTCTAAAAGCAGAGTACACAATGGAACTTGCTCAAGACTTAAAAGCAATCCACGGTCTAGACGCAGAAACAGAACTTGCAAACATCTTATCAAGTGAAATTCTTGCTGAGATTAACAGAGAAGTAGTAAGAACAATCTACACAACTGCAAAAGCTGGTGCTCAAGTGAACACTACTACTGCAGGTATCTTCGATCTTGATACAGATTCAAATGGTCGTTGGTCAGTAGAGAAGTTCAAAGGACTTTTATATCAGTTAGAGAGAGACGCTAACGCTATCGGTCAACAAACAAGAAGAGGCAAAGGAAACATAATTATTTGTTCTGCTGATGTTGCTTCTGCTTTACAAATGGCTGGTGTTTTAGATTACGCTCCTGCATTAGCATCAAACTTAAATGTTGATGATACAGGTAACACTTTCGCTGGTGTACTTAACGGTAAATTCAAAGTGTATGTTGATCCATATGCAGCGAATGTATCTGCAAGTCAATTCTATGTTGCTGGATATAAAGGTACTTCACCTTACGATTCAGGATTATTCTATTGCCCATATGTTCCACTACAAATGGTGAGAGCAGTTGGACAAGATAGTTTCCAACCAAAAATCGGTTTCAAAACTAGATATGGTATGGTTGCTAATCCTTTCGCAACAAGTAACGGACTTGGCGCAATTGATTTAACATCACCTGCAGCTGGAAACCAGAATGTATATTACAGACGAGTAAAAGTTACAAACATTATGTAATTTCGACTTATCTCGAATATAGAAAAGGGGGCGTTTATCGCCCCTTTTTTTTAGCCTGCTTTTTGCTCTTATAAATATTAGTATGACAGATGTAAATGTAATTACTAGAGAGCCTTCTAAACAAGATTATGCTAGTCCAGTTCAGTTTAGATTTAAAATAACTAAACTTCCATTAGTTGAATATTTTGTACAGACAGCAAACATTCCAGGAATAACTTTAGGTGGCGCTACACAATCAACACCACTTGTTGATATACCAATACCGGGCGATAAGATAACTTATGCTTCTCTTGATATGTCATTTCTTGTTGATGAAAATTTAAATAACTATAAAGAGATACACGACTGGATGGTCGGTTTAGGTTTTCCTGATAATCATAAACAATTTCAAGACTTACAATCTACTGGTTCAGATAGATTTCCTGGGTCTAGTAGAAGCACAGCTGTAACAGGCACCTCTGTACCACAACCTTTAAATGAGGGTGGTATATATTCAGATGCCACTTTAACAGTATTGAATAGTAAGAATATTGCCAAAACTGAAATACGATTTAAAAATGTTTATCCGACTAGTTTGGGTAGTTTGAGTTATGATGTTAAACAATCAGATGTTGATTATCTATCTGCTGCAATTAGTT